GAGTAACTCCACGCGGGCTTGCCGCTGTTGCCGATGTAGGCCACGGCGAACGGGCGTGCCGCGCCGCCGCCGGAGAGGTACGCGACCGCCGCCCCGTTCTTGAGCGCGACCTTCGCGGATCCCTTGGGGATCCAGCGGGCCGGGGTGCTCTTGTTTGCCATCTTGCTTTCCTTCCTGTTGCGTTTCCGACAGGGAGATTGTCGCGCACTAGTGAAGCAAAGTAAAGCGGAATATGAATCTAGAACCCGCGGCGCGGGCAAGGGTTGTCCCACCAGGCGAACGCGCCCGGCGGCAGGGGGTAGGTCTTCGGCTCGGGCCGGGCCTGGCCCAGCATGTAGCGCGACCAGGCGGCCGCCTCGATCCTCGAGTAGACCGACGGCTTCCCGCCGGCCTCGGTGATCAGGAGCACGCTGCCGCGGCTGTAGCGCTTGCGCGCGCGCTCGACGACCGCCAGGTAGCGGTCGATGGCCTGGCGGCTGCCGGGTTCGATGTTGCGACTGGTTCTCATGCAAAGCTCCCGGCCAGCTCGGCCTTCTTCTTGAGTTCATCCCAGACCGAGGCGTCGCCGCCCCGGTCGGCGACAGCCTTGATCGTCGACAAGACGGTCGCCGGGCTCTCATAGAACCGCCCGGCATCCGAATGGTGGCCCTCCTCGCCAGCCAGATCAAAGCACTCGCCGCACATCCTGACTGCCTCGGCATCGGTGTAGCCGACACTGCGCACGCTGCGCTTGCAGCACATGCAGGCGTAGAACCCACGTCCCGCATCCATCTGTTTTACCCTTCCTTTCCGTCTCTCGACACCGAGATTGTAGAGCACAAGTGAAGCAGAATGATAGGGGGTTGTGAAGCAAAATAAAGCGGTGCACAATCCCGTCATGGACGCACACACCCTCAAGGCCTGGCTCAAGGCCCGGCGCGGCCGGGCTTCTGCCCTGGCCCTCCTCCTCAACGTGTCGAAGGCCTACATCTACCAGCTGTCGAGCGGGAAGCGGACGATCCCGCCCCAGACCCGGCCGCTGATCGAGCAGGAGATCCGACGGTCGCGGCTGCAGGGTGAACCCCAGGCCGCCCGCAAGGCCTCGGCGCGCCCGCGCAAGGCCCCCGAACAGGCGGCGTCATGAGCGCGGGCCGCAGGGGGCCCGCCAGCAGCTACCGCCCGACCCACGCGCCCATCGGCACCGGCCTGACCGGCTGGACCCGGGCGTGCGGGAAGTGTGGCCAGGGTCACGAGTCGAAGGCTGGATGCAAGAAGCACCGGCTCTGGGGCTTCGTGTGCGACCCGTGCGCCGTCAAGCTGGGGCTCAAGTCATGAGCGCCGCCGACGCACTCTGCCCGGCCGAGCTCGAGCTGGCCGCCAGGCCGCCGCACAACGGCCGGGTCCTGGACATCGGCATCGACGCCGCCGGCTGGCTCAACGTGTGGCGCGACGGCGTGCTGCTGGCCACGTTCTCGCCCAGCGAGGCGCTCGAGCTGGCCGGCTACTTTGGCGGCCTCGAGGAGAGCGGCGATCAACTGGTATGAACACCACATCAAGGACTACGACAGCGCCACGGCGCATCTGTCGTGGGACGAGGACATGGCCTACACCCGGATGCTGCGCTGGTACTACCGGCAGGAGCGCCCTCTGCCGCCCGACCTGGTCGACGTCTGCCGCCTGGTCCGGGCTGCAACGGACCTGCAACGCCAGGCCGTCGAGCAGGTCCTGCGCGAGTTCTTCGTGCTGCAGGCCGACGGCTACCACCAGGGCCGCGCCGACGAGGTCCTGGCCGCCTTCCGCGCTGGGCAGCCCGAGCGCGACGCCAAGAAGGCCAACGAGGCGACGCGCCTGGCCAAGCACCGCGAGGAGCGGGCCGAGTTGTTCCGCCAGCTGACCGCCGCGGGGGTGCATCTGCCATGGAATGCGCGCATCGACACGGTGCGCAAGGCGGTTGCCGACCTGGCTGCAACGCCACCTGCAACGCAAGCACCCGCGCCTGTTCCCTCTGCGTCGAAGCCTGCAACGCAAACTGCAACGGGAACTGCAACGCCTGCCACGGCTACCCACCCACCACTACCCATTCCCCAACCACCACCCACCAGTATTAGTAGAGGGGGTGCAGGGGGAGATTCGCCCCCATCGAAGTCGACCCGCCGATGCCCCCCGGACTGGAATCCGGGCCCTGAGCTGATGGCCTGGGCACGCGCGCAGCGCGTCGACATCGACGTCAGCCTCGAGCTGGCCAAGATGCGAGACCACCACTTCGCCACCGGGCGATCGGATTGGTCGGCCGTGTTCCGCAACTGGATCCGCAGCGCCGCCGCCTCGCCAGGCGGCCGCCTCGGTGCAACCCCCGAGACCCGGCTGGCCCGCGAGCGCCGGGAGCAGTTCTCGGCCCTGACCGGCGGCCTGGCCAGCGCCAGAGCCCCGACACCACCTGCAACGCCTGCAACGCTCCCAGGATTCGATGATGAACCCGCAAGCACCCGCACCCCTACCCCCCGAGTGGGTTGACCGCCTGCTAGGCCGCATGGCCGTCCGCTACGGCGACGCCTGGTCGCGCAAGTGGCTGGGACTCGACCCCGGCCTGGTCCGCAAGGATTGGGCAACCGAGCTGGCCGGCTACCACCTGCCTGAGCGCCAGCCCCGGCTGCGCTGGGCCCTAGAGAACCTTCCGGGCGAGCCGCTGAACGCGCGCCAGTTCCGGGATCTGTGTCGCCAGGCCCCCGAGGTCGCGCCCGAGCTGCCGCAGATGCCGGCCCCGACAGCCGACCAGCGCGAGCGCCTGCAAGGCCTGCGCACCGAGTTGGCCGGAGCCCTGGCCCCGAAACCGCCCCGCCAATGGGCCAGGACGGTCCTGGAGCGCCACGAATCGGGTAAGCACGTGGCTACCCCTGCCGCGCTCGACATGGCCCGTAGCACGCTGCGCGCGCGCTTCGACGAGCTGGCCGTCTCCGACTACCGCAACCCCCGCGACGCCTCGTGAGCGCGCACTTACTTAGCCTGACTCGGGAGAACCCTATGGGATTGAATGAACGCCTCGACCCTGAGATCGAGGAGCAGATGCAGGGCCTGGAGTGCTCCGACTGGATCGGCGTGGCGCTGGGCGTGGCCCGGGCCGTCGGCGTGGTGGTGGCCCTGGCCGCGATCGGCCTGGCCCTGGCCGGGGTGCGCCCGTGAGCGCCCTTCGCTGGTGGGCTGGCTGGGTCGTCGGCGCCTTTGCGACCGTGGTCGTCGGCTTCGTGCTGCTGATCGCGGCCGCCTGGCTGGCTGTCGGCGGGTTCCTGATGGCTTGCATCCTGTGGTCGCTGATCACGCGGGGGGTGCCGTGGTGATCTTCGTCGGCATCGACCTGGGGCTGCAGGGCGCCGTCTGCGCCGTCGGTGGCCAGGCCTGGCCGGTGATGGTCGCGGATCTGCCGAGGACTGTCCTGGTCGGCCAGCCGATCATCGACGTGCGCCAGCTGCGCCACGATCTGCGCGTCATGGTGCCGGCCACCGAGACCGCCCTGGTGCTGATCGAGGACGTGCGCGTGCGCCCGACCGGCCGCGGCGGATCCGCCGGCGTCACGGCATCCTCGAGCGAGACCAAGCTGGTTCGCCTGCGCGGACACGTCGAGGCGCTGGTGCTGCTGCTGGGCTGGCGCCTGGAGATCGTGCAGCCTCAGACCTGGAAGCGGCACTACGGCCTGATCGGGGCCTCGGAGCCCAAGAAGGCATCCCTGGGCAAGGCGCGCGAGCTCTACCCGTCGATGGGTGAGAAGCTGCACCTGGCCAAGCACCACAACCGGGCCGAGGCGGTCCTCATGGCGCACTACGCGCGGGGAAGGTGGGCATGACCGACCCCAAACTCACCACCGTCGCCCTGTCCGCGCTGCCGCCCCTGGGCGGCGATCTCGACGGCGGCGTCTTCATCGGCTTGACCACTGCCAAGGACGGCAAGCACTACGCGGTCGCGCTGCTGGCCGAGAAGCCCGAGGGCGATCTGACCTGGAAGAAGGCCACCGCCTGGGCCGAGAGCGTCGGCGGCGTGCTGCCCACCAGGCCGGTCGCGGCGCTGGCGTTCGCCACTGCCAAGGATCAGTTCGAGTCGGCCTGGCACTGGACGGCCGACGAATACGGTGGCTCCTACGCCTGGTGCCAGTACTTCGACGACGGCGGCCAGTACGACGGCCACGAGGACGGCGGGCTTCGCGCCCGAGCCGTCCGCCTGATTCAGCTCACCGCTTGATCCTTCGGCTATTCGGATTAGCGTGTGGAAAGGACAACCATGAACGACATCCAGAAAACGGAAGTTCGTGTGGAAAGGAATGAGGAA